GCTCGTGCAGATGGTCATTCAGGATATTCCTAATCCAATAGCTCCTGAAGACAGGCGCAATGTCTCCTCCCCATGTAAAGCCAGGAGGTGCCTTTTCCTTCGGCCTCCCAGTCCGTGAAAGATGCTTGGCGCGGATAGCCGCCCCCTCTTTCACAGCAGCTTCAACAATGTTGAGGACAGAAAGATCCTTGCCTGCACGCCTCGCATAGGCACCGATAATCTCAGTAAGACTCAGGTCAGAAGGATCAATAACACCCTCAACAACAAGATCTCGAATGGTGATTGGCATACCAGTTTGCTTTGCCCGCTTCCTTCGCTTTTTAACAAGCAGGCCGAAGCGATGGCCGAAGCCAGCTGGATCGTTTACAGCTTTATCAACAAACCACAATGAATATGGAATATGGACATATTCTAAATGCTTAAGAGATTCAAGTGTAGCTCTCATATTGGCAGCTTCCAACTCCTTACCTTTAGCCTCAGCTGCTGCTAATCGCTTCTGCACCTCCATCTTAACATTTTCTACAAGTCCTCCAGCTTGGAGGAGGCCATGTCCTTGATACTTTTTGAGGAAGAAGTCCCTAATATCCTCCTGCCAAATCTTTCTAGCAGGCTCAAGCTTTGTCTGTTGCTCTTTAGTAAGCCGCCTCCAAGCTCTTTCATCCTCTAATACAACAGGTCCGAGCTGATCGAGTTCATAGAAACTCCTGAGATCAGGTAGGGTACCCCTCATCCTCTTAATAGCCTGCGCAGCATGATCATGCCATCTTTCCCTTAAACTAGGCGCAACCTTGAATGCCCATCCGATAAGAGGAAGCTTAGCCCGCTTCCATATAGCTTCAACATCAACTCTATCTACTACCCTCTGCCAGCCTGTTCTGCTAAGTCTATCAGCTGTCTCTATCTCATTCTTTTTAAGTGTTTTAAATAATGTAATACCTGTTGTATTAAGATGATTCTCAAGCTCAGGAGTTATATCAAAATAATGCACATTAGGAATGGAGGATTTCCCAAGCCTCATCTTTATCATAAGCTCACGGAGTCTAGCAGCTTTAGCTTGGTCAAGGTGATCGATATACCCTTGAAGTGAGAGACTTGGCTCTAGTTCTACAAAGGTTCCCTCCATCGTTTGATTTACTTTAATCCAAGCTTCTATAAACTCTATTAGCTCTTTGCGCTCTTTCTGTGTAAAGTTGGTAAGAGTCCTAATAGACTGTGCAGTGAAATCCTGGACACGCATAACTCGAACTATATCAGCTAGATTAGCAAGCGCCGGTTCTGTGCTTCCTTCCTTAATCTGTACCCCGAACTTCTTCAGCCATTTCTTAGCATAGAATAGAATCTTTCTATCATACAGATTTTCAAAGAATTCCAAACGCGGCATCGATTTACCACTAGGCTCTTTTTGCATTCGCTCCCAAATACGATCAAGCTGTGCCTGAGTAAAAGGTGAGACTGTGCCAGCTTCTTGTCTAATAGTCTTTTGTATAGTTTCCTTATCGCTAAGTTTGTCTCGAACAGCTACTATGTGAGACCTCTCTTCTATTTCACTTGGTTTTGTCAAGGGGCTGAACTTCATCATAAATGTCCCATCAGGCTGTTTCGTCCACTCAATGTATGGCGTCCCCCATCGTTCAGCTTGCTCTCGGCCTGTAGTCCAAGCCATCCGCCGCATACCTCGGTGAACAGTATGCAATAACAACCTCCTGAACATCAGCTCATGCCAAGTATGTTTATAAGGGAAATCTGGTACTGTACTTCTAAGCTTATCCCTTTCAATACTAATATCAGCCAGCTGCCTTTGCACAGCCCTACTCTCATGCTCGAATTGAGGTCGTGATATTTCATTATTCACACGTGCAACCGCAAGTGCCTCTTGTTTGTCACGAAGCCTCGCCTGCTCTTCGTTCAACGCATTAAGTGCCGCTACTGTATTCTCGTCATGTATACCATATTTTATTAAAGCGCTTGCAAAGTCGCTTTGTATCTCCTCTATATAGATACTAGGAACCATATCCTCTTCAATTGGCCTAGTGTCAAAGCGGGCATGAACAATAGCATTTTCAATATCTTCAAAGTGACTCCTTATAAATGGCTCCTCGAACTCTCCAATTTCAGGAATCGAGAGAATGAGCTCTCTGTAATCATCTCCACCTTCTGGCATATACTGAGAATACTTGGGTGCTTTCAGTACCAGCTTCTCCCTCCAGAACTCATCAACTGGAATTTCTCGATCAGCTGTCATAACTTCTTGAATAGAGAAGCTGTTTTCCGATAGAGCCTTCTCGACGTCAGTACGAGTAACGACCTCCTTGCTTTCAAGCAGTTCAGTAATGCCCATCTCTTCCATCTCAAGCGGCCTTACCCCAGCCTTCACGAGCATACCAGCTAACTGCTTAGACTGAATTTGCTTCCCCTTAAACTTCTCAGCCAACACCTGTCTAAGCTTGCTATAATAAATAGGCACCCGCTCTTTCTTAAACAACCTATAGGATGAAGGAAGAGGCTGCGAAGATGGGGGAGGAGGACCAAGGGTTTCCGCCGGGAGATTAGCGGAAATGCCCCCACCTTCAGCAGCCCAAAGCTTATCGAAGAACTCAGTCGTTTGTGGAGTTGCGCTAATATACTGTCTAACAGCTCCCCACATATCGAGCATCCATTCCTTCATCTTATCGAAGAACCCCTGGAGCTCTGGTTTAGGAGCCTTACCCGTCCGCATATATGTTTCATGCTGATCTGCTACATATTCATAAAAGCCTCTCCAATCCTCAAGTTGCTCCAATCCCTTCTTTTTGCCGTATCTCTTCAGTGTTTGGGATCGATAGTGATCCTTAAGAGGCTCGAAGCGCTCAGGAAATAATAGATGATAGGCATGGGTCATTTCATGGAGCATCACACCTGTATCAGCACTATTGAATCCTTTGATAAAAACCTTGCCTGCTTTATCAAGGTTGGTTACTCCGAGTATAAAATGCTGCCCTTTGCTAAGGGTTGCTTGCTCTTCAGATGTACCGCGCTCTGCCCTAATCCATTGTGCTACTTCATCTGCAGGTCTTCCTTCATTCTTTGCTATTAAGCTAATCATGGCAGGAACAAGCACATCAGCTTGCTCATCATATTCATGTGCCCAAGCAGTTTTAATCTGTTCGGTCAGATCAAGGACAGCTCCCTCCCTAACGGGAAGTAGAGGCTTTATACTACTTGTAGGACCTTTGCTGATAGGAATTGGAGGCTTCTTTTCTTCAAGCGCTTCCTTTGCTTCTCGAAGCTTTACTACCCTCTCTTTGATATCCTCGACCTGAACAGCCTTGGAAATATCTAAGGCTTGCTGAGAAAAATCAGTGCCTTCCGCCTCCTCTACCATACCAACAGTCTGAGCAAGCCCACCCCCAACAGCACCTACAGTAAATCCTACAGCAGCTGGTCTTATACCCTCTTTAAGTACCTGCTTGAATTCAGCCCCGCTTTTATACTCTGGTTTTAGCTTGCTAACATACCTTGATATTACATCAGAAGCTACGAACTGTCCATACTCTTGAGCACTCTCCATAACAGCCTCACTTAAAGCGGCTGATATAATCTTCCCTCCTTTGCTTGCCATTCGAAGCGCTTTAATAGGCGGCAGCGCTTCAGTAATACCGAGGCCAGTTTTAGCAAGGATATGAGTCCAAGCATTCTTTGCTTCAGGACCAAGGGCATCGAGCTCCATAAGAGCTTCACTTGCTCCTATCCCCATACCAACACCAATGGCAGCCCCAGTCTGAGCTCTTGCTGCTCTCTTAGCAAGTTGCTTAGCAGTAAGCTTCGCTGCAGCTTTACCACCCATCGCAAGCTTGCCAACAGCTGCGCTCGGAATTACAAGAGATCCAAATTGGCCGAGGCCGCTAGCAACCTGTCCAGTAAAAGACTCTTCGACTTCTCTGCTGGCAGGAAGAGCAGCATGGACATCCTTGGTAAACTCTGCTGTTATATTATAAGGGTCGCCGGTCGCAGCCCTTAATAGGATATCAAGCCCAGATGCTATAGGAGATACCGCCCCTGTAATAGCACCTCGGCCAAACATATCGATATGACTGCGAGCCCATCCTGGCTCAGGCCGCTCAGCTTGAAATAGATCATGGGCTGCTGGCTTGGCTTCATAGTTAGCCTTTAATGCATTAAACGTAGCCAGCTTTGTAGGATCAACCACCATTATTACCTACCTCTGCTTTGCTGTTGTGTTGCGATCTCAATTGCCCTCTCTAGTGTCAATCCTTGAGCTTCAGCAATGGCCTTAATATCAGCAAGCGTGAAGCCTGCAGGATTAGCATGTAAGGCTCTATCATAATAAACATCAGCATAGCCGGCCACAGCTCTCCGACCAGCCTCACTAAGACTGGGGTGATTCATGCCCGCTTCCATTGTAGCTCCTGTTGAAGCGAAGCTCTCCTGCTCAGTAAATATACCAAGCTTACCTGTATAAGCTTTGCCAGCTTGCTGGAGTAAGTCCGCGATTACCACCTTATCAGTATCTGTAAGCGCCTGAGTATCGATCTCTGCAGTAGCTTTATTGCTGAGGGCTTCAAAATGTTTTATCTGTGCTTCTTTATATCGAGTGTTTAAGTCCAACATCTCCTCTCTAAGGCTTTTGTTATACTCATACTCTTCCCTCGCACGTCTAGCCTGCGCTTCGCTAAGTCCAAGTCTGCGCTCTTCTCTGCTCTCCTTTCGCGCTCCGAGAAGTGCCTGCGCCTCTGACAGCCGCAGCTGCCCAGCGAGTCGTTCTTTCTCGAATCCTCGACGTTGAAGAGCATCTACTTCTTCTGGAGCCAAGCCTACCATATCGGCAGGGCTAAGTGGGACTCCAGCATCAACCTTGCGGGCTGCTCTAGCATAGATAGTACTCTTAGCAAACTGAGAGCCAACAGCGCCAATCCGCTCCCCAGGCGTACCCTCTCCAGACATAGCCATACCAAGTTCACTAATAAACTTCCATACAGCAGGATTGAGTAAAGGATTCTGCTGCGGCTCTCCACCCTGCCCAGGTATGCCTTGGGCTTGCTTAATCGCCGCTTCATTACTCAATGCGGCAGTTGGTTGTGATACAGGAGCTTGCCCCTGCTGTATAGGCTGACCTTGCTGCATTCCAGGCTGATTTTGCATAGCCATCCGAGCAAGAGTGGCAGCGGTCGTAGCAGCCCCGCCAGCTAGCCAGGGAAGTCCGGGCCTAGCTTCTTCAGTCGTACCCTCTGCCTTGGTCGCTTGGGTCGGAGCTGCCTTAGTTAGAGTAGAAGGTTTCGGCTGTGGTGCTGACACGGTCTTTGGCCGCCGACCTATTACAGCTTGAGCTTCGTCGCTGATTACCTTCTCTTGTTGCGGTGAAAATGCTTGTCCCTGCGACTCCATTAAATGCATTGTGGCTGGTGGAATTATAATTCTTGGGAGCTCAGGGGGCCATTTCACATAACCGGGTGTGCTATACAACGGTCTTTGATATGGGGGTTCATAGCCCTCATAACTTGGATATCTTGGAGGCTTCTCAGGAGGCCATCCTCCATAACTAGGTGTGCCATACAACGACCCCTGATTAGGAGGCTCATAACCTCTATAACTTCGATAATGTAGTGGCTTCCCAGGAGGTAATGTTCTCATTATATTCTCCTAACTAAAGCTAGATTGTTACATTTTGTAAACATCTATGCGTTTGATACAGCACCGAGAATGGCTCCAATACCAAGAATAGCCCAACCAGTAGGTCCAAGGCTTGCTGCCACCGCTGGTGCGGTTGCCGTAGCTGCAGTAGCTGGTGTCATTCCAATACCGGTCCCTGCTATAAAGGCTCCTGCAGCGCCAAGCCCTGATACAGCACCGCCAAGCACACTCCCTCGCTTATTCATTTCACTAGCAGATGGATTTCCCTGTGTAGAGCCTCCAGGCGCTCCAATGGCATTAGCCAGAAACACCATAAGTTCAAGATCAAATAGAGCATCCTTATACGCATAATGCGTGTCGAGGTCGGTTTGCTCATTTGTAAGAACAGAATTATATTTAACAGTATTCTGATAGATATCCAATAGCCCAACTGTCCTGCCAATCTTCATATCGACAGTCTGCATAATTCTCTGTGTGAAGTTGTCGATGAGAGCAATTCGCCTATCTTCCTTCTGAAGTTCAAGAGAAGCTCTAAATTTAGCAACCTCATCTAATCTTGCCTTCTCTATAATGCTAAGCCCTATAACAAAGGCGCTACCTGCACAGGCATTAGCCCCCACCATACTTCCAGCAAAGCGATTGATAGCCTGATTTGTTTGATCCTCAAGTGAGAGCTCATACGCATCAGCTGCTGTATCAATATAATCACTTCCAAGAATATTGTCTCCATCAGTAAGCGATTGAGCTCTGGCTACCCAATCCTCCACTGACTCAAGGGTTGTTCCCTCATCAATATTGTCAATAAGAGTAGCAAGCGGTGTCGCAACAGCATGCCCGCTCATGGCACCAAGCTGAGCAAGATCTGTTGATGGATCATGTGCTACTGCTGCAGTATAAGGACTACTACCTAATGTATTAAGGGTAACATTATCAATCCAGCCATTGAAGACGCCTCCTGCATCAACCTCAAAAGCCAAAAAAAGCGGCGCATCACTAGAAGGAGATTCAATTACCTCAGAAAAGAACCCATTGGTACTTTGTAATGTTCCAGCGCTTGATCCTATAAAAGGCTGAAGTGTCCCTAGGGTCATACCACCTATTTCATAAGAGAGATAGTATTTAACACCATGTTCAAGTGCTATAACACCAGCAGGCTGGACAAGCGGCTTTGTAGAAGTTCCGCCATGCTTCGCTACATGGTTATCAGCAGGGCCTATACTCTCAGGGTTCCATCCTGTGGTTGCTGCTTCCCATCCAATCCATCCCCATGTATACTTAGGTGGCCCAGGCGCTTCAAAGCCGCCGTTCAATACCATATTTGGCCCAAGGAAGGTAGTAGCTCGATCAGCCGCTCCGTCCATAATATTCAGGAGCTCATAATGATAATTCTCCATATAGGTTGGAAAGCTAGTACGGCCCGATCCACCACCACCTCCTCCGCCAAGATTAAAAGCAAGTGCAGCTGATGCAACATGACATTTTTTATTCTGCAGCAGTACGAGCCTCACAATCAGACCTCCATTTGAATAAAAGTATAATCAGTATTAGCTCCAAGCTGCTTAGCAATAGTAACTATTCTAGGCACATTGCTATAGCCTACAAGCCGCCAACACCCTTGAGCTCGTGCCCATCTCTTCAACGTCTCATAGCTATCAAGCCAAAGCTCATCTCTAATAACCTGCCTGAAACTACAGACACCTGCTATAACCAATTCATGTCGTGTAATATAGCCATCTGTCCGAATGAAGGTAAGCACCATTCCAAGCACTGTCCCTTTCTCTTCATCCCTAATCACCCAACACTGTAATAGTCCATCTGAAAGAGAAGCATGGATATTATTAAGAATAGCATCCTCATTCCCTGAACCTCTCGGAATGTTAAGCCTAGCTCCATATGCTATAATATCCCAGAGCTCCTCAATCTGTTCAGGCAACAACTGTGTCAGCATTAGATCAAGCTCCCTACACTCCTCTTTCCTGTATCCTTCCACTCAATAGCAATGCTATCGATCTTAGCATCCGTCCCAAGCAATCCTCTTACTCCAATTCTAAACTCAAGCCCAGTAGCAACCACCACAGCAGCTCCGAAGTCATTGCAATCTGTCCAATCATTAGATGTGAAGCTGTCACCTCCTGCATCCCTCCATTGGATCTGGACCTGCAGCTCAGTGATATTCTCCACAGAAAGCTGGACCGATTGAATAGTCTTGACGTCGAATCGTCTGCCCATATTAAAGGTATCAGTAACAAAACTGAATCTATCTAATGAGCCAGTATATTCAAGGGGCGCTACAAGTGCATCATCAATCGTAACAATACTTGTTGGTAATGCTCTTAACCCCGCTAATGCTCCCTCCGAGAGCACATAGCCAGCTCCTGATTCGCAGATATAAAAATCATTCCGCTGTGGGTCATGACTTACTATACCATTCGCTCCTACAACAGGCTGAATAAACTCTTTATAATCAACTCGATTCAGCCTCAGCTCTGCATCAATAACCCAAACATTACCCTTGGCATCTACAAACACATGATTTCGCTCATCTCCATTCACCATGCTTCGATTGCCAAGCCCTGTCCTTAACAAGCTTTTCACTCTAAAGCCCTTCTCATGAGGGACCATGACAGCAATTCCATCAGCTCCATACACAATCACCTGCCCACCAAGCTGTTTAACAGCATAAATCTCTCCTCTAAATGGCATCTGGATAAATCCAATATCCCGATTCTTAATATCAGTAATCAATCTAGCCTTCACATTATCAAAGGCCGTGCTGCTCGGAATTTGGAATAGAGCCATCTCATTCCCAAATGGCCTATAGATATCCCCACCAAGTGGCCTACTCCACATAACCCAATTAGCTCCAATAGCCATATCAAGATAAGTGAATTGCTCAGCATCGCTATACTTCTGCCAGATATCCCAGATCTCAGCCCAATCATCTCCATCAAAATAACTAGCGGCATAGAAGTTAGCAAGCAATAACCTATCCCCAAACACACATCCTGTCTTGATCCGCACCGTATCCTCAACTACAACCTTGCCACTCGCAGTTGATGGAATCTTATAGACCATACAAGTTCCGTTAAACATAAACCATGAATTTTGAAACTCTGCAAAGTGCCAAGGAGCCTCCCCTGTAATCGCCTTCGTATCTCCTGTATTCCTAGCATCGTAAGTCGTAATGCTAGTGTGTGGCCCTGTAAGACTACTCTCATCTACATCCAACAGCCTAGTTGATTCTGCCATTAACGTAGTATTCTCACCTCGGAAAAGTTGAGGGAATGGCCAATCAGTAGAAAGCACTCGTTTGACAATAATATCATCAACATCACCTATCCAATCAGCACTAGGTGTAATGCTAAGGACAGTGTTCGTTGCGCAAGTGATATACTGTGTATAAGTAGCATTGAGCCCAATTGAAGCTCCAGTTCCTGTACCTAAAGCAATGACAATACCACCAGACTCATTGCCATTTACTGTGACTGTAACCTCATATAATGCTCCTACAACCAATTCAATATATGGAAAAGCTTGCTCAGCCGTCAACGTACTTCCTGCACTATGCGATAGTTTACCAGCTGCTATTGCCCATCCTGTATTGAGCGTCCAGCCTGTTGAAGCCGCGAAGTCTCCGTTAGTGACGAGGTCTGGACCGAGCGAAAATTTCTTACAGGAGACGTCATCCACGGTGAATGTAGCTCCTTCAACCCCCTGACCCCAGAAGCAAAGAACCCCCGCTTGGTCAAAGGGATATTCGCCAACTCCGCCACCAGCCTGAATGTATTGGGTGTAAGTTCCATCTGCCGTGACCTCTGTACCTGAATCCCCTCCCATCTTGGGAGTACAAGTTGCGCCACCCCCCAGCGCCGATACTGTAAAGGTAAGCATATAAAGCCCATCTTCGACAGCTCCTATGTCTTGGTAAATACCACCGCCCTCTCCAATTTCAGATGGAGCAGTAAAAACCACGTTGTTGGCGGCATAGGCCCAACAGGCCCCCAAGGTCCACCCATCAGCATTTCCTATAAATGTCCCATTGGTCACAAGTTCAGGCCAGAACTCTGTAATAGGCGTATGCTCAGCTAGGCCAAATTCACACGCCCTCATGCCATCAAGCTCAGTAAGCACTTGAATGTTCTTGGCATGCTCCTTCTTAGTCCTAAGCCCTTTTATCAAGCCTTCCTGAAATTCAATTACTTGCGTTCTCATCATACACCCTCCTACTAGCATTGTTAGTGCTAGGAGTCTAATAGTGATCCCACATCTTGCTTGCATGATACACTCCACCACACCTTAATATAGTCGATCTCGACGTCTGTAGCATTGGTTGCCCGGAGTGCCAACTTAAAATCGGTCCCTGTAACCACAGGAACAAATATTCCACTATCATCAAGTGTTGTCCAGGTTGATTCTACAAAGAGCTGACCTTTATCATCTCTATAAAGCACCGAAGCACTGACATCTCCAGGGGCACTGAGCCCAACCTCAACAGTATGGATTGTCTTTGAGAATCGCTCACCGAAATCAAGGATGTCCGTCTCGAGATAGAGATCCTGTTCATAGCTCCCTATTCCTACCTCATACAGAAGGCCATCAATGCTGACAATCGATGTAGGATATCCTTTAACTTCAGCCAGTCCGCTTCCTGTCAGGACATAGCCCGTCTCACCATCACTTATATAATAATCGTTCTCATGAAGATCATGAGATACCATAACATCCGAGCTCATTTCTGTGAGGAATTCTTGATAACCAAGCCGATCTGCTTCTGGCCCCTCAGTAATGCGCCAGATATAACCTATAGTATCTACAAATACATGCTCTCGTTCATTCCCTGCAACCGCCCCCCTCCCTTTAATGCCGGGTATTGCGAGATCCACCATACCAAAGGTTGGAACCGGAGCAGCAATATGAGGCAGGTAAGTAACGCCATTTTCCCCATAAACCATAATTCCATTACCAAGTGGTTTAATAGCAAGCACACTTCCTTGCCAAGGCATTGGCATGAACCCCATCTGATTCTGCTTCATTCTTCTTAAAAACAAAGGGTCGTCCGAATCAAAGCCAACACCTGTTATTCCAGACTCAGCCTGCTCAGGGTAGAATAACCATAGAATGTCGCCTCCGCCAATCGAGGACCACCACACATAATTCTCCCCGATTCCCTGACTAGTATCAATAGCAGTACCAGAGACATCTGCCCAAGCATTCCATAATGACTTCCACTCATCTCGCCAAAAGTCTGAGCTGTTAAAGCCTCCAATAATACCCCTACCTCTGAATGCTGTACCTGCATTAATAGTCACAGCGCTTTGGACAAACACCTTATCATCGACCCCTGTCACAGCAGCTGCGTTGGATCTGAATGCCGTACAATTACCATTAAACAGCATAAAGAATTCGCCAAAGTCCATCAGCTGCCAACATCCACCAGCTGTCAATCCTAAAACAGCAGCAGTATCATAAGCATCATAAGTAGTAATAGCATTCAGCGCCAAAACATTATCTACCCAGTAGAGAGCTGTCTCATCCGCAAGTAGAGTATAAGTCTGTCCTCTAAAAACTTGCGGAAATGGCCAATTTACAGCGACTGAGGTGAATGGACGCTGACGGGATGGGATAGGCTTGAGACCAGAGGGAAACGGTCGTAAGTTTCTAACAGACGCTAGAGTCTTACTATTCCTAAATGTGCGGCTGTCCTTACGAAGCCCCTGGGTCAATTCCTCCGCTATTATCAATATCTGCTCATCCCTCATCGTCTATGCTTCCTCTTCTTCTTAGGCTTCTCAGCGTAGTCACCAAGCTGTCTGGTCGTCATTTCTAACAAACTACGATTTCTTTTATAGAGCTTGCTTGGATTATGAAGAGCAATTGCAGCAGCTACCCTCTGTTTCTCACTCTTTGCTGGCATTAGATCATCTCCAATGGCGCGTGTAGCGTATAGATAAAAGCCATCATAAAATCCCTAATAGCATCATTAGCATGAGGATTGGCATCATCCACTGAGATAAGCATCTTATTCCCTTCCTTCAACTCAACCAGATCAGGCAAGGTTGTGCATCCTTGAGGAATTGTTAGATGCATACTGATAACCTCTCCACCAACGTTAATCACCTTAACCTCAAGCCGAATCTTGACAAATCCATGTTCAAGCCTCCCAATCCAAAGCTTAGCTTTACTAATGGTCCCGTCAGCAGGAAACATATAGCCAACAAGAGCGCCATCCGACCCGGCTCTATCAGTGTACTGGCTAACAGGCATGACAGGTATATATCTGCGACTCTGTATTATACCCCCCTCACCTCGTACTAATTTATGAACATGATCAGGCGCTCTTCTCATCCTACCTCTCCATCGCACAGTCTTCAGCAGCTTCTTCCTCGGCAATATCATATGCAATATTGCGAAGGGCATTCTCAGTCGCCTGGAACATTAAGCTTGCTAGCTGATTATTGGAATGGTCTAATGCCCACTGATAAACAGCAGCACTCACCAACACATTTGGGTGAACAACCGACCAATAATTCTCATCAGCATCATCTACAAGCACAGCCGCATATCGCTTGGCCAACACAATAATAGTATAGTCATTATCCGAAGGCGGCATGATCCTTATCGTCTTTGTGGAGGTTGCAGTAGAAGAAGGCCAAATAGTATAACAAACAGGCTCTCCTTGATCAGTATTCTCCAGCTCGGGATAGGTATCGATCATCTCATCATAGGACAGCTTCTGAAGATACACTCGTCTATCATCGGTAGCATCATAAAGCATAACACGAATAATAGCTCGGCAGGTCGTAACATCAACACTATAATCCCCTACCGTAATGGCATGTTCACTTTCAGACTCAGACTTGGCTGTATCCTGATAAGTATCAAGTAGTTCTCGTTGCCCACTTTGGATATAGCCATCTATAACCGCATCTGATGTAGACTGGTCATTGCCTGCCCTTCTTCTAACAAGCGTCCTAATTTCTGCAAGTGTAGCCATTGTCGACTCCTAGTGGTGGAGAAGAGGCCGTCCAATAGCCTCTCCTCCGGCCACACCGTTATTACGCTTCCGGATGATCTTCACCAAGTCCAGTTAGATATCCGTTAGTCTTGGGCTTATGAAATTCAAGCCCGCATTCAGCCAAGTAACCTTCTTTGATTCCATCGACCCTGGTTCGACCGCCCTGAGGCTTGGTCCGGTTAGGATCAGGAATAAAGGTCAGGTCATCAACATAACGATACACAAGGTTCTCAGGCTCGAAGATAACCATTGCGTTCGTGGTCGTTGATTCATGGCTAAAGAGTGGATGGGTGTACAACACAATGTCACCATAAAAAGTCTTCCACTCCACAATAGCAAGGCCGAAGGCTGTAGTCTTCGGGGTGATGTTTAACGAACCGTGGGTGCGAGCCAACTTCTGAAGCGCGTTAATGGCCCCTGTACCACAGAATGCCAATTTACGACTTCGCCCATACTTGAAGATGCGAGCAAGCATCGCATCCAACCAATCCATGCCCCCTTGCTCCCAAGTCAAACCGTCATAACCTGACAAGGATGTAGTTGGATAGTCATCGACGTTATCAGAAGCATAAGCTTTGATAACAGGAATAAGCCCATATGTAAAAAGCTTGGGCTTATTGTTGCTGCCCGTTCCCTCATACTTCTGCCCCCACAGAAAGCCAAGTTCCATATCAACTGTAACCTCTTCCAGAGCATCATACTTCTGCTCCAGATAAGAGCTTCCAGTTCGAAGCCTTGTCTTCATCGCAGTTCGGGAAATTTCCAGTGAGGACTGGAAAGTCTGAGCAAAGTTAGACACTCTAGTCGGAAGTAAGTGGATAGCCTCCGGCAATTCGCTATGCTCAGCATAGGCAGATCCAATTCGGACAATTCGATCAGCTCCGCTTAACGGATAGCTGCCACCTACATCAGCAGCAAGCAATCTCAAGCCGATAATGCTATTAGCACCATTAACCTCAACAGATGTAACTTCAGCAGCAACATCGGCAGGAAGATTGTCACTGTCACGCAGAATGACAACTTTACCGTCTACAAGCAAATTAGCAATATCAGCAGCACACAACGCATACAGCCTTGAACCAGCTGTCGCTCCACTGACATAAGCATTCGAACAGGCAGCATCAGTATAAAGTCCACTGCCAGACATATCACCTGAGCGATCAACAAACTCTTTCTCAAACCAATGATACTTGTTATCGTCGGTGAGTGCCTTTTGAATCATTTTGCTTGTGAGCGCGGTAAGCATGACCTTCCCTTCGGGGTAAAGCCTTATGAGCCCACTCCGATAATGTTCAGGGCGCTGGCCAGTTGCCCACTGATCTGTAGCAAGCGCCCCTCTTACGGCATTAACAGTCATCGCTCATTCACCTCCTATCATTATGTACTGGCTAACTCAATCGCGCCAGATCCTGCAATATCAACTCCAGCTACGGTCCGATTCCCAGCGACAATACAATCATCACTCATTCACCTCCTATCATATACCAACTAAATGTTTACATTTTGTAAACAGCTAGCTGGCTTAGCGATGATCGGCAATCAAATGCCACGCCTTCCCTCTTGCGAGATAGACGGCCCTATCCCATTGTGCATCAATATCCGATAGAGCAACCCCAGCGAAGTCTTTGGAATCGTCTGCATTATCATCGACTGTGATCGCATTCACTTCGGCATCAACCTTGATGATTGTGTAGTCAAGGCCCTCAGCCTCATCTACAGGCGGTAAGACAATTGTGCCTGCACCAAGCGCTGCATCAACATAAGCAACCCTCTGTTGCGGCTCAAGAGTCTGTGTAAATGAGCCGCTATCATCAGTAGTTATCCGCACAATCTCGTAGGTATACAGATTCTGAACTACGACTTTAGTGGACGCATCTGAAGCCATCTGCTTTCACCTCCTTCCTTTAGCCAGCAAGCCGGCAGTCTATATAATACCTCTGCGAGGCACAACACTCTCTAGCTCTGCAATCTCCTGCGCAATGCCAGACGGCTTCTTAGCTGACTTTGGATGCCGCATGCCAGTTTTATTGACGAATCCTGGCTTCTGCTTTTTAGCGCCACCCTTCGCTTTGTTAATAGCATTAGAGCGTGCAACAGCCTCCTTCACAATCGCCCCAGCTGTTACAAGACGCTCAGGAAAAGGCTTGCCAGGATCGTGCCGCCCAAGCTTTTCCACTTCAAGAGCAATATCCTCTCTAAAAGGTTCCAGTTCAGGATTCCGGCGGAAGTACTGATCTGCTATCATTGTAAGAGACACCCGTGTGTCTACAGCTCTAGGAACAATCCTATTTATATCTCCAAGGGCAGCTTCCCTTACAATATGGGTTGCTTTTGTAAGGCCTTGATTAATAGCTGCTAATACTCCAGGATCGATATCTCCAGCCTCTGCCTCACTAACAAAGTTTATTACATCTTGTGTTAGATCAAGTGCAGGCTGCTGAGGCTGCTGAGTCTGTTGCGTCTGGGAAGGGACAGGCTGTTGAGGTGCCCCCGCAAGTTCCGCACCTCCCTCTCCACCAATCCCCATCTCACTCAAGTGTCCTCTTAAGCGTCCATAGGCGGCCTTCCAATCAATCCCATCCTCTTCCTCAAGCAGCCCTTCATCGGCCTCTTCCGGCGAATCACCCTCAGGAGGAACCTCCTCAGCTTCTGCTTCAGCCTCTTCTTCTTTCTCAGTAGCCGCCTCTTCCTCGGTCGCTGCCTCTTCTTTAGCCACTACCTCTTCTTCCTCAGCCGTCTCAGTTGGGGTTTCTGCCTCAAGCTCTCCTAGAGCCTCTGCTCCTCCAACCGGTGTCATGAGATCATCTAACGGACTATCACTTTGCTTATCCACCATCTTCCTCTTCCTCCTCTTCTTTTATAGCCAATTCTTCGGCCTCTTTAACTTCGAGTAATCTCAGCTCAAAGAAAGCTGCTATCTGTACAAGGGCATAAATCTTGCCCTGATTTATATACAACATTCGCAAGTCAGGCTCAGTGTCATTAGACTCTCTAACAGCTTGTACGAGGCCATCAACTTGCTGCACAAAATCTTTATGAGTATCACTATCAATAAATCTAGCTAGCGCTTCGCTTGATGTAGATACATTATCTTCCCACACCGACCTAAGTCTAACAGGTTTGGGTTCGAGCCCAAACAATTTACAAAGCAGCTTCCGCACCATATTTCTGTCCTCCCAGCTCACTTTGAAGTGGCACAAGATCTCCCTTATCAACAAGATTGGCTGTTTGTTCATTATCCATCGCTTGTACTTCAAACTGAGAAAAGTCTCTTGCATTCATCAGCCTAGCAATGTGCATTGTAAATCTATAGAAATCAAGTCTAGGCGCGACCGCCTTCATCAATAATTCACTAGAACTGATTACCCGCAGTAAGTCTATATACTGTTGTGCATGAGCCGCCCCAGCCATACTAGCATCATATATACTAACGTCATATCGGGCGTCAAGATCAAAAGGACTGACGCTATATCTTCCTTTGTTTCCTACCACGCCATATTCCTTAAGCAATGCTTGATCTGAATCCCCTTTCACTTTAACATAAGTATCTTCAGAGAGGAACTGAATTGTATTCGAGGCCATCTGGAAGCCAATCTCCTCAAGCATCATCAAACTATAAAGGCGACTCAATACACCAGCCCTAGACATGGCACTAGATCGAACATCCATATGCTCAGTAGCAGTCACCCTTTCTGGACCGCTACGCATTATTCCCTGCATACTCTCTGGAGCCCCAGCCACACGCTCCATAAAATTCACAATGAAATGGCTATCAGGAATGTTCTGCTGGGTGACATCAGTTATATTGAGCTGCTTTATTACCTCATCAATCTTTCTACTCATGCTTCCTCGACGCTTCAATCGGATAATCTTTCCAGGAGTATTAGACTTCAGATCCTCGATATTGACATAAGCAGGATCAGCAACGACTTTATCATTGAGCACCGTCTCCATATTAACAAGCCTAGTATTAAAGTAGGCATTGAGTGTATGCTGAAGCCCGGCATTCATCTCAGATATAGATATAGGAGCTATGCTATAACCATCAAAGGTAGGAGCTGCTACAGCTCCAGGATACCTATTATGGTCCAATCCAAGCGGCTGACAAGCAATCAGAATCCTATCTCCAGCCACACCAAACAACCACTTCTCAGGATAGTCGCCTTTCTCAAGCACCACACCGCCTGTCTTAGGACGAACACTGGATGGTATAATTGTCATATACATCCAGATAACATCAACGGCAGTTGTAGGGCCATTAGCAACTAACTCGCCCGTACCAAAACGCTCTCTTCCAGGATCTCTATTGCTGAACATCTCACTCTCAAGTCCCTTAAGCTCCTCCAAATATCTTACATTGAAGATGCTTTCAGGATTAGAGCGCTCAGTTTCAAGGAGGCTATAATAATTATTTCGTTCTACAAAACCCCATCCTTGACCATCCTGCATTTCTTGTACTGGTATATTAGGATCTGGAAGCAAACATCTGGGATTAATATTTTGCAACTTATTACCTTCAAAAATAAGCTCATTATTTACATATTGCTCCCTCTGCAGACCGTACTCATCTTCATATTCCACCCATCGTCGTCTTGGCCCCCATTCTTCAGTCCAAAGTGGGCTGATCCCACCAATTCCATAGGTTATAGCATCATTCATACCAACGTAAAGGGAAAGCTGAGCCTTAGATCGCTCACATTGCCATGCTATATGATTTTGCATCAGGATAGTACCAACCACATCCTCAGGGCCAACCCCACTATAGCGAAAGGTAGGCTCGACGAGAAAGGCTGATACGAGGTGTGCCATCAAAGCTTCCCGCACAACATAGTTCATAGGCACTACAACGGGAACAGCCTTTCGCTCATCTTTATCCTTTACATTTAGGTCTTCATCACTCTGCCAAATGTAAGCAGTATTAGTCTTATCCTGCTCATCCCAGCTGCTATAACGTTTGCTGATCTCTCCATGAGAAGCCCTTGCCATTTCCATAACCATAGCAACAATATGATCATGTAATGGACTGCCAGGCTTCAAGCTCTTTCCTATCGGGTAGCTGTAATCATACTGCTTTTTAGTACTGAAAGGTTTCAAATTGACCGCTTGATAGGAAGCAGCGTCTAATCCGTATGTCCTATAATTGGCCATCAAAATGGCTCCTCATCCTGATACTGTGCCACCCAACTCTCTAGCTGTGCCCTAGTGACTCCTTGTGCTTCTAAAGCTTCAACGAAAGGTGACTTTGGCTTGTTCAACATCCAGTCAATAGCACCCGCTTCTCTCTCGGCCTCTTTCTGCGTGTAGACAGCAACAGCTCGAATAAACAGCTCCTCGATAGTAGCATCCGGGGCAGTCAACACAATCTCCAGAAACTCTTCGTGATGCTCACGGGCGAAGTCTCGAAGGTGCTCTTTCTTTTCTTCAATTGTCAAAGCCATCATTTACTCTCCTATGGAGTATGCTCATAAGCAGCTAGCCAATACGGGGAACCATTCATCTCAATCTTGATCATCCCGTACCATTGCCAGCCGGGAGCACCTGTTTTCGGACCGGTAAGACTGCCTCCCCCATTCACAGTTGTCAGATTCCCCGCGCCAACCGGCCCGGAGTTGTCATACGTCCCCGCGAAGTCGATGAACGCCTTGTCTGCGTCATTCTGGTCTATGTGGAGAGCCTCGTGGCCCTCAGCCGAAACCGTCTCGATCTCAAGGCGGGCGGTGGGGCTTACCGTTCCGATGCCAACGTGGTTGTCGTTGTGAAGGACGAGGTGGTTGTTGTTGACCCCGGCGCTGTTGTAAGTAAGAAAGACAAGGTTCGTCGGAACACTCGTTCCAGCCGCTCCATCCTGAATTGCGGCGATGTAAGCGCCATAATCGAAGTTGCCGCCAGAATCTACACCCCGGAACCCACAAGAACCCAAGTACTCCCCGGACACAGTTGTCGTGTTGCCTACTGTATTCTGGTGGCTCTTCTCCTGAAAAAGGAGCGAGCGGTGACCACTCGTAGCACTATAAGTCCGCTGATAGAAAATGTTGTAGTTAGCGAGTTGGACAGACTCCACCGTGCCGCTTGGAGCAGCCGTATTGATCCCAACGCGGTTATTGGAAGCATCAAGAGTTAGCAGGCTCGAACCGAAGTTCAGGGCATCAACGGCGGCATTGAGAGAGACATCCTTTGTACTGTTGGAGAGGTCTAGAGTTCCAGCATTGACCGTCAGACTATCCCCGGCAGCATTCCCAAGAGTGACGTTGCCTTCAACCGATAAGGTCCCATCCGTATGAAAGTCTCCAGTCACACAGTTGAAGTACGCCGAATACCCTCCGAGCCCATTCAATATATCGAGCTGTCCTGTAGTCGAGGTTACCCTTAAACCCTTTGCCCCTATGGAATCGGTCAGGCTTAGAGTGTTCGTTCTGGCGCGAATCTCCTCGGCCTCTATCCGCTGGCCTGCGCCAATATCCCAAGGGGCAGTCAAGGCGCGTGAGCCGTCAACCGTCAGCGCCCATGTGTGATCGGCCTGATCCCCGAGTCCGCCAATGGACCCGTGGTCAACGTCAGCGGTATTAAGCATTGTAGCATCAATATGGCCGCCAGCGTCGAGCTTAATAGGTTTACCAGCATCTCCAGCTCCAGCGCTAATATTCAGATGTTCGGCCTCAGTAAAATATCTACTATCTAGCTGACCAGCATCAAGCTCCGCCTCAGTATAATACCTAGCATCCCCCCTAGCATCATTATGATATTGAACATGGTCATCATCTCCCAAACCATCAAGCCCACCGTGGTCAACAGCAGTCGCATTCAAATGTCCTCCACTTGTAAGCTGGATATAATTACCTCCACTATGGGCATCATCTCGATACCACAACTCAGTAGTACCGGCCACATCCTGTGCGTAAAGCCATCCGGTATTAGCCTTCTGAGCGGGATGAGCTTGCTCAGCGAGCTTTAAAGCATAACCACCACCGCTACTTAGAAGCTGACTACGACGGACAGCTTGATTATCCTCAGTCCCATCCTGTTCCATAACAAGTGGATGCTGAGGAGTAACACCATCAAGCGCAGATACCTTATCTGTATCTACATAGAAGGGGCCTTGATCTCCTAATGTATACTTATATCGAGTCATGTTAATTGGACTCCCCACACCCCAAGCTCCTCCATCTCCTTATCCTCTTTCTCGCACTCTTTGAAGAAGCTCTCATCATCTCCTCCATCATCAAACACATCAGCAGCTGGGTCTGTACTTATAAAAGGCGCGTAGAGTCCGCCCTTTGACATTAACTCAACTACTCTAGAGGCAGCATCCATAACATCCCAGCTAGTTGGCTTTGGAAAGGTTAGAAGCTGATCCTCAAGTACCTCACACTCTCCTTCATTGTGAAAGACGAGTCCTCTTCGATAAAACCCAGACATATCCTTGATATCAAGTTGCTTAGCATCCTTTCTATTTCTATTCTTAGCTTCAATTATATCAAGGCGAACCCCCCGCTCACTAGCATAATTGATGAGAGGAAAAGTCCCATGCTCGCCAAGTCCAGTTGTTTCATAAACAACAGTATAAGTATTACATCGCTCACACATAGCAAGAATTCGTTCCCACTGCTCATCTACATGATACTTGCCATTGTCTATAAACCTGTAATAGATCCTTCCGTTTGACAGATCAATTCCAACCCCTATAATAGCTGTATCAGCGCTATTAGGCTTAGCCACCCGTGCTGGATCAACCAACACGGCATTTACAACGTCAGCTCGGCGATTCAGGTTGATTTCGTGGTCCTTATAATATTGAAAGTACCCTCGTTGAAATACTTGGTCTTCAGTAGACATCGGTAAGTTTCGATACTCTAGATAGAATTCATCCAGGAGCCCCTGCCGCTCTAACTGTGCCTTAACCTTCGCTATCTCATCATCCGAGCAGAATTCTGGCCAATTAGAATGTCCTTTAGCATCACATAGCTCAAGCCGCCTACCATCCCAATCAGGATCACCTAGCAATTTATTCACCAAAGCCAGTTGATGCAGAACCGTCCCAACCACAATAATGCGCCATTTCTTAGATGGTCTGTGGATAGCATTACATACATCTGTGAAGAACCATCGTTCCTTTTTAGCTCTGACCTCCTCTGAATCACGACTATTAGGATCTTCCAGATCATCTACATAGATAAGATCAGGTCGATTGAAGCCATACTTCCATCCACGAGTCTGCTGCTCAGCTCCTCGCGGTAGCACCATTGTATCAATACCAGTTTTAGTATTTCGCGCTATCCATCTATCCTTTGCTATATTCTCCTTCGCTTCAATACCACCGAATAGCTTAAGAATCATCTCATTGGTCATCAGCTCTCGCTTAAGCGTCTCAGTATCTTCAACAATTTTCTGGAAGGAGCTTGAAATAGCAATGATGAATTTCTTCTGCTGAAACAGAATCTGATGAGCGAGATAAACTTGCATTATAGTGGTCTTCCCCGCTCCACGATTAGCAGCGATTGCTACTTGTTGGCTAACATCTCTATCAATATCTTGAAAGCTGATATCCTTCTCAAGATAATAAAAGAGCCAATCATGAATCTTTTCGCTAAACGGAAGGTCAAAAGCGTCAGGGAATAAGCTGACAGCAGTTATAGCAAGGGAGCGTCTGCAAGCATCCACCAGGGCAAGAGTCTCTGGGTCTTGATTGGGGATGAGGATGTCAGATGGGGAAGGCTCCTTCAGTTCCCCTTTCTGAAAGCCATGAATATCCAGCTCTGAGTCCCCTGCCAACTCCTCAGGGAGAAGGATTTGGTTAGACGCCATTAGTAGGTTTCCCCTAACAAAGCCTTACGAACATAAATAAACAACCTGTTATCATCCTGAGTTGCAAACGGATAGTTGGTTCCAGGGAGAATAGCTGGACATATTAAGAAATCATAACCCCGATCAAACATATACAACGGAGTATTATCTACAACCCTAACACCATTAACATCCGTTGATGATTTGAAGGGCATACCACTCTCCTAAACTGTAGCTTCACGACTGAGTGTGAATCTTCCACCAGCCAGCCGCTCAGTCAACGCTTCCTCAACCCGATTAAATACCATGTAATCAGCTACTGTTTCATCAGTGCCCGGTAGAATTCCCGTCAAAGTCAGGATGGTATCAGTTGCCGAGTCAATCTCATAGAAGCCATTATTTCCATTCCTACTTCCTTCAATAGCAACCCAATCTCCTACCATGAACAACGGCTGTCCTCTATAAATACACATTGCAGTATCAGCCGCATTATCTGCACCACGAAGCCAGCCATTTCCGCCAATGGTAATATAGCGGCCAGTCTCCTCAACAGCAGCGATCTGATATATGCCATCATTCCCCAGCTCTGAAAGGATGACAGTTATCCAATCTCCAACCTCAAAATCAGCGAATAGGGTAGTGCCAACCCCACCATCAATATGCCCAACTGCTCCCCCACCATCAACATCCACAGCAAAAGTCCCTGATACTATCTCATCCTGCCAAGGAGCATGAACACGAACCCCAGTTAAAAATGGCCCTGAGCTGGCATTATGAGGTGTCATTGGTATAGCCATAGTCCAAGGCCGCCCTGCAGCAGCAGTAATAGTCGCCTTGCCACTGCCATTATCTACGTCAAGATCAACGGTGGTATAATCATTTAGATTAGCCATAGCTCGTCTAGCAACCAACTCTATGCGACAGGTAGTATCAACACTAGCAGCTCCCTGTTGCCCGGCAAGTTGTATAATATAATCGCCGGTGTCTGGACTACCTTCATACACCCGGGTAACCACAAAATATCCATCATTTGCGGCATCCAAGGCATTTGATATCTGAACAATGTCACCTCTTTGTACGTCAGCAAAGGCATGAAACTCCGCGTCTCCAGAGTAGGCAATAGCTGCCGTTGTGTAAGTAGCCTTCGGGGGAAGGCTGAAGGTAACATCGGTCGGCGTATCTACACCATCGGTCGGAAAGCCATCGCCTACATCAACCAGCAGCTTGGAATCAAACAAGGCAATTGGAACCATCTCCAAGTCCCACACACCAGTCCGCCGAGTAATAGCAGCTAACACTTCTGCATCAATATGAACTGTGAAGTTGCCATCATTGGTGGCAAGGATCAAATCAGACATAATATCAGTCTCACGGTAGCCACCAACTAGGTTTGGCCAGACGACATTCTCAATCAGGTTATAAAGCTCATATGTTCCGAGGTGCTTAATAGTATGGTCAGCACTCGACGCTGTAGCCAGTGCAGCAGGCGCCGTATAAGATTGCCGGAGTGTCATCCGAAAATGCTTATCAGCTGTTCTTATGGGAGTAACAAGATTTGAGGCTCTAAGGCTAAATAGCTTCTCGAATGCTGAGCCCTGTTCTAGGTTCAGGTTATAGATCGCTGCACCCATTATCCTCTCCATCTCTCCCAAGAACCCAGCCAAAGGGCAGGCCAAGAGAAAAGCTAAGGATTGGCCCCAGAGGTCCGACCAAGGCCAGCCCGAACATTAGCCAAAGAAGCATGCCCAGAGGCGTTAGCTGTTTACATTTTGTAAACATCTAGATTTTCTTCGGAGCCTTTACAGCTTTAGGCTCCTTCATTTCCTGCGCACGGACCTCTTTGTCTCGCAACAGCATAAGATAAGCACTAGACGCCTTACCATCAACATAGGCCTCACCAAGAATATAAGCGAGAAAAGGCGCAATCCAAATCATAATCTGATCTGGGTCCAGCCCAAAATAGTTAGCAACCCCAGCCACAATTGCAGCTAGAATAGACATTCTAAATTTACTCTTCTGCCACCATGGTTTCGGACCGTTCATTTGGTATCACCTCCTTCTCCTTCCATTTGTCTTCAATCTCCTTAATCTGCTGACCAAGCACTTCTAAGATAGGCTGTACCTCCCTATAGGGCTGCTGGACCAACTGATTGAGGATATACTGCAGAGCATCCTTATTCAAGCGAAGCTCATAGATTCCTACAGTCGGCTCATTTCTCGAGTTGTTCTCTGACATCACTAATATCCACCTTTAACTCTTGGAATCCTCGGTCGACCGACCTCTTAAGCTCTTTAAGGCTCTCTTTCACATTGACCTGTTCTTGTGTAACAGCGCTCCGAAAAGCCTCACAGAGCTCCTTAGATACAATCCCATTATTAGAACGCTTTGGTACTAGCTTGAGAATTGCAGCTGTGAGTGTTACACTCCCTCCAATAATAGCTGAGGTGAGTACGGTTGGGTCAGTAAGGCCGCTCATTCCTTTTTCTCAGCCTCTTTCTTCCCAACCTTCTCCATGCTCTTCATTATCTTCATATGCGCCGACACCCGCCGAAATGTCTGAACTGTCATCCCCGCAGCTGATTTGCTCAGATCCAGCCCCCTCGCTAACATCACCTTTAGGTTGCCCATCTCCATTACCTCCTCCGACAGAATAAGGGACATCAATCACCATACCTCTCCGCTTGGCTTCTGCCAGAGCTCGCCTTCGCATAGCATCCAAATCCTGACGGGTATATACATTGACATTCCCATCTATCTTTGCATCAATCCGCCGAACAGGCCCGTGGCCTCCACTCGCCATCAAGGACAGAGCAGTCTTAACACGAAGGTTGATTGGAACCCCATTCTCAGCAGTTACATCCTCATCCCCTTTCACCACCTTTGTTAATAGCTCAAGGGCTGGCGCTTGGACTTGCTGAATCTGGGTAGCCACATCAATCGCCTTTGCATCCGCCTTATCATTAAGCTCATCCATCTTCTCCATAGCAACTAAACTATTTTTCACAATGGAAACGGATTGAGGTGTCACCCCAAGCTGCTTGGCAATATCCTTATTCTTCTGCCCGAGGAGAATCCCCCGGACCATTCGTCTATGCCTTCCCTGAAGCTTTTTAACCTGATACTGCACCTTTACCTCCTTAGACCTCTGCGGAGCACTGCACGTACTATACCATAGTTGGGGGGCTGAAGTCAAGGTGGAACCTTTACACCAGTTAAACCAACTGTTTATAATTTCCCCATACAAAATGGCTTGATATGTGGTGTATCTCGGTTCAACTTACAAAAACTTATCCATAATGGGAAAGGTCTAGGTAACATCTTACCTCTTTTTCCCATCCCCCCATCCTCCCCCTTATGTTCTAGAGGATGGTGTTGGCACAGTTCTTGCTATATATAGCGCGTGATTATATTGTCAAGGCTAAGTCCAACAGAATCAACAGGTTACGTGGTGTACCATTTGGTACTGTACCATTTGGTACGGTTCTAAAGCCAACAGAATCAACAGGTTAGCCGCTTTGTAGCTGTTTTGTTACTTTTTTGTTGTGTACCAAAAGGTACAACTACAAAAAATGTAGTACGGCTAAGCCTAACAATATCAACAGGTTAGCGATTGGCACAGGATTTGCGATTAAACAAACTGTTCCCGACAGGATCGAGGAACGGAAAGGAGGAAACTGTATGGCCTAAGCATCCTGCTGGCCATTCCCAAACCAGATTGAGTTAAGGAGGATGGCTAATGAAGCAGGAAGGTGAAAGCTGGATCATAGAGCCAGAGGATATGTCCAGGGTGAAGTTTGGCCCAGGCTGCAAAGACACACATGAGTTTGGTGTCAGCTTGTCGGGCGAAGACCGGAAGGCTAAGGTTGAGACAAGATTTACGCTGGTCTGCGATTTGGAAGCTTGCCCTTTGACGAGAGTCTTCGACCTGATGCGGCAGCCGGTTATGAATGCTGCTCGGACTACTCTGCGGAAGCAATTCAGCGAGTACGACAGCCTGGACAAGGCAGCGCAAGAACCCTGGACAGCGGTAATTGCCGCAAAAGGCTTCGGAGTTGGCATAGGAGGAGATCCTGTCAGCCAGATCAAGCAAGTGGTAAGTCGCACCACATCTGGCGACGCAATTCTCCAGATGCAGGAAGTTTTAGCTCGCGCCTATGCAAGCAAAATGGGCATCAGCCTAGAAGAAGCGTATCAAAGATTTACTTTGGGATAATCAAATCTGGGAATGGCCAGCAGGGTACTTAGGCAAACACCAGCAAGTGTCGACCATCATAAACAGTTGACTAGCTGTTTACATTTTGTAAACATCTAGCACAAACAGAAAGCCTAAATAGCGCTTGGTAATAAAGGGAGGATAGAGCACCAACACCTTAAGGAGGAGCTACTAATGCCAAACAGTATAATGCGTGTCGAGCGAGCTATAGTGCTCCTCGAAGCAAAAGGCACACTTGAAGGTAAGTGTATCGCAAGGCTAGCGAGAACCGCCTTAGAGGATGGTCTGCCTATCGCTAAGGTTGACAGAATGCTGCAGCTTGCTACTGGCTTATGTGTGAAAAGGATTAAACGAGCCTGGGAACCGTAAGCCGTGTAAGCCCCGTAAGCCCTGCGAGGTCGTTTTACCGCAAACCCGGTATATATCTAGGGGAGCGGTGCATGATGGAGCCTGTGCTTGTTTCATCTCCTTAAAAAAAATATATGATAATAAAGAGAACAGAATAGAGAGAGGATGGAGGATAATAAGGATGGATAGATGGTAATGAGTATGTATGCTAGATATATACCCAAACCGCGGTAAAAGTGCCCTAGGGGGCTTACAGGGCTTACGGGGCTTACACTATCAAGCCTGTTAAGCGCTATAACTGAAGAAGGGAGAAATAGGTGTTTGAACTCTATGAGGAAGGAAGGATCAGAATTTCAACCGTCAGGGTTACTGACTTCCACCCGCCATTTCAAACAGCTGTCCGTCACCCAGCTTATGGGAGAGGTGAAATGATTATTACTGAACTCTATCCTACTATAGAAGCGGCTAGGGCAGGACATCAAAAATGGATAGAGCTGATGACAGCTGATGAATTGCCGGATCAATTAACAGATATCAGTGCAGCTGAAATCGGCTGGAGGCACTATAAGAAGGAAGAAGGGTAAATGTTCAAACCGCCAGATAATATCGTTGCTTTCTACCAGCAGAGCGACGCCAGTGTCTCGACTGGTATAACCTGCAATCCGCTACAACCATTCCAGACAGTGGTCAGACATCCGTTTTATAATCAGGGGAATGCAATTCTGGTTGAATGTTATTCCGGCATAGAGCCAGCTAGGGCAGGACATGAGAGATGGGTAGTACTAATGACAGCTGACAAGCTGCCAAGTCAACTGTTGGATATTAGTATAGCTCTTAATAAGAAGCAGGTGCGAATGGAGCCTGTTTAGCCAAGGACAGAGAGCAAAATAAAAAAGGAGGAGATATCATGTTAACAGAGAATGAACGGGCAGCGATCCAGCTGCTTATGATGGGTTGTACTACAACCTATCTAGTCAACCACGCAGAGAATTGGGCTGCGTGGGGTCTGTCGGAAGCTGTTGATAATGAGCTGAGGACTCGAGCGCAGGTAGGAGAGCATCCACTTACCTGCAAATGCCCAAGGTGTGAAAACTGATGGCATCAATATTGGTTTATTTCATGGGTGGTATTCTGATAGGTCTATTACTAGGAGCACTGCTTATTGGGAGAAGATACTAAATGACTCAACAAGAATTAGAGAAGGTGTGCGAGAAATGGAAAGCGCGACTCGGTCTTCAAAACTGGACCATCAAGATACGATTCGTAAAAAGTTATAGCCTAGCCGAAGGCAACCAGGGTGAGGTTGCTTATGTCCATTCCAGACAAGAGGCTATGATTCGTATACAAGATCCGGGCGACTATGATCCAGATTCTATCGAGCCGCAAGATGTTGAATTATCAGTAGTCCATGAGTTGTTGGAAATTGTCTTTGGACACTTCAGGATAAAGAAGGCGGATCAAGACGAATCTCATCAATGGTTGCATAACATTGCTAAAGCTCTTATAAAAACAGAGCGCATGAAAGGAGGTGACTGAATATGAACTTCAATACATGGATGGAAGAGACAGATCGCTGTCTGAAAGCGATATCTGGATTCAGCTCAGAGGATTTGGCCGACCAACCTTATTGGGATTGGTGGCATGGTGAGATGAGCCCAGAGGATGCTGCAAAGGAGACATTGGCTAATGAGGGTTTTCCTCTAGATGTTTACAAAATGTAACCATCTAATAAAACAGGAGAGGAGACGGACAGATGATTGATGTGAAGAGTCTAGAGATCAGAGACGTGAGTGCCTTCATTCCAGTTATTGCCATCCGTATACATGGAGCGGCACAAACAGAACAGGAGACAAGGTTATTCCAGCGAGCAGGTTTTGGTCGGTGTGTACATTGTGTGCTGTTGGCAAAACTGGAAGGAAGTGAGATTCGTTATGACCCCTTCGATTGGAGAGGAGCTTATGCCCGTACTATGCCCATTGCTCACAACTATATTATAGAGCACTGGGATAAAATCAAGTCAACCGACGTCATCGATGTTAGACACATCTTGGGGGAGACATATGCTCCTGCTACGGGTGAGGTGCAAGATGATGAGTGAGGAGACCAAGAGTGTATTAGGGGGCGAAATCAGCTTCAGCGAGATGAATTGCAAAATCAAAATACGAGTTCTCCAAGCTAGAAAGGTAGCTACCAATACAGATGATGCAATAGCGACATTTATTGGATTGCTAAAGGTTGCTTTGGGTAGCACCATCGGCTGCCTTTACCGTGCTACCACAGCTACAACACTGTCGGCATTAATGAACCTGACGGGCCTAACCACAGAAGTTGAAGAGCATACTATTGTTAAGGTTGAAGAATTTAAGCCAGATGATAAGAAAGGATTAGACAAATGGTGGACTCAATAAAATATCCCACCTGTGTAATTGACGACCAGCCTATATCAGAGGGCTGTCAAAGTGAAGGCTTTACAAACTTCGTGTATCATCCCAACTGCTTCATAAAGGTGAAGTACGGGTTCGAGCTTCAGCGTAAAGCCTGCGAACCGCTTGGTTTTGGGGACGAGCTCTGTTGGTGGCTCTGGGCAATCGGGCATGCCAGACAGCAGTATATCAAATCCAGAGAGAAAGGAGAAAAGTAGATGATTCATCCAGAAACAGAAACAGTAACTGTAGAGAATGGCATCGCGCCTGCAGGCAAGCCGGATAGATGCTTCTGGTGTGGTGCTCAACTTGGTCAGCCACATGAGCCTGACTGTGTTTGTAGGAAGAAAACTGTTGTAATTATATTCACAGCACAAATGGTGATAGATCTGCCAGAGTCCTGGTCAGTTAGAGAGGCTGAGTGCTACATGGATAAGTCTGGCTACTGCCTCAACAACATCTGCGCCGAACTCGATAAGGCTGTTCCCTGCGCATGCCATTGGGGTAAAGTGAAAGTTATCAGGGACGCAACTGAAGGGGATGAAATCAATTGGTATGGGAAAGTAGTAGATCTGTCCAGACAGGAATAGAAGAAGGTAGTAGTACAAAGCCTGCTGAAGTTGAACCAACTTTCCACCTTTACATCGTATTGGGAAGGGTGGTACAGTTAGCACACAATCGGAGGTAACCGCCCAATCATGAAACTGATAGTGACCGCCCGTCTCGATCCTCAAAGCTTGGCAACTCTCCTGAGTTTCTTCAAAACATCGAATCTTCCTATAACAACCCGCTCAATGCTAATCAGAGAAGCTATTGAAACTCTGGTAATCTTACTAGAGAGATCTGGTATAGCGAAACCGTTTGAGACAGATATGCAAGCTCTGGATTATTTGATAAAGCATGGACTCGGGGCAGCTGTTGGAGGGGCGAAAAGAAACCGGCGAGGCCATCTTGTAGCTCTGGCTAAGGAGTTCGATGAGATGGAACTTAAGGAGTTATTATCAGAAGATAAGGATGATCGGACGGTGGAAGCTCGCTTGAAGGAATTGGGGGACCATGATAAATAATAGAAAGGAGGTGATCAGACGATGGCGACAAGTGAGATCAAGGTAAATACCAAAGTCGGCGGAGAGCAGAAGTCCGCAGTTGTAGCATATGACTTCGGAGACACTCTGGAGGAAATGCGAGAGCTGTTTGGAGATGATGTTGTGTTCTCTGCTGCAAAGCGAATGCTCAATCAAGATGCTGGAAACCTGGTTCGTGGGTGGCTTGTTAAGGGACATGGGCAAGCTGAGATTGACAGCAAGTTTGCGCATTGGAAACCTGGGGTGTCAATGCCCAGAGAATCTAGCCCGCTTGCTACAATCGCTTCTCGAGCATCCAAGTTGTCTGCGGAGGAGCTGGAAGAAGCAATTGCTCTTCTTCAGGCAAAGAAGGAAGGAATCTAGGATTGTTAGGCGACGGGAGGCTTATCCCCCATACCTTTTGGCTTCTCGTCGCCTTTCAATGCCTTCTTGAATGCTTAGTATTGAAGGGAAAGTGTTGTGAGGCTTAAATTAGTAGCGATTTCAAACGTTTTTGCATCTATTGCTGTAATGCTATGTCCACATATCCAAGCAGTAGAAGCAAGCGTGGCTGTACAAGGAGCCACCACCCTTAATACGATCCATGCTTATATTACAATCGAATCCACGATCAAAACAATCCCATCGAAGTTGATTGATGAGCCCCTGACCAATTGGGTTGGAACAGCTACAATAGAGGTTCCGCAGGAGGACTTGTTACCAACAGATATGGAATTGAAAGCTGGTTCGTATAAGGACTTGTCAGGTAATCCAGAAAAGCCTGCGGCAGCGTCTGTGCCTATGGTGACCTTTGATGTGACGGCTGAAATCGCTACTTAAATATGATGGGCGTCATTATGACTAAGCTGTGCTGTCGGGCGGTGACGGTTTATGGGGGTGAGAGTCCTCCGGCCCATCCTTAAATTATTAAAGCTGAGAAGGGCTAGTTCACTAGCCTTATTCCGATCTCTAGATGTTTACAAAATGTAAACAGCTAGTTGGGAAGGGAGGAGGTGATTGAGAATGTCAAAAGTGTTAGTAGTAAATGACGGCGGACATGACCTTTCTCAAGCTGAGCATTTTGGAGATCTTGTTGTGATGTCTGACAAGGCCATCAGCCGATACGCTACAACGGTTATGAATCGCTTATTCAAGCCATTCATAGAAGAGAGTAAGGAGGAAGACTTCATTCTATTGAGTGGTCTTACGGTTATGAATGTAATTGCCTGCAGCTTGTTTGCGGCTAAACATGGACGCCTCAATTTACTAATCCACAGACAGGGCAAGCAATCACGCTATATGCCGCGTACTATTATGATGGAAAAGGAGGAGGAAGATGTTCGAGTTAATCAAGCCGCACGAGACTTGGGCCGTCAATGATATGACCAAGGTCGGCACTTATATGAGGTGCCCTCGAGAGTTCTTCTATGCTTATGTACTAGGCTGGAGGCCAGAGCAGCCGTCGATCCACCTTTGTGCTGGAGGAGCTATCCATGACGGTCTTGAACATATTTACCAAGCGGGCTCAATGGAGCCGAGGGTAATAAGGGAGGCAGCTGAAATAGCTGTGCAGAGCTTCCTAGACAGCTACCAGGGGGAGGTAGACGCGAAGCACAGGAAGAGTCCAGATAAGTTCCTTGCGCTACTTATAGATTATAGTACCTATTACAAACACGACTTTGAGAAGCTGCAGGTCATTGAGCCGGAGATCGCAGGTACAGTCTTAATAGAAGAGGCTGACCCTTGTACTATGAAGGATGACAGGTTCCTTTTCTTCAAAATGGATACCATCTGTCATGGTGAGAAGCCTTTCGAGTTTGGCACCTTGAGGCCGGCCTATTTTAGCTTGGAGCACAAGACAGGAAGTGGCATCAGAGATACATGGATTGCTCAATGGTCAACCGATTACCAAATGGCAGCTTATACCCATGTCCTCTATTCAATCTTTGAGCCGGATGAGGTATGGGGTGTAGAAGTGAATGGGATTCATTTCGTATCTGAGACTCAACAGCGCTTCATCCGCATCCCAGTCAGAAAAGAGCTTAACCAGATGGAGAGCTGGCTTTGGGAGATTAATACTTGGATGGATGCGATGGATCAAGATTGGGCACGACTTGACGTAGCTAGTGACGGCGACCCTGTTCTTGCCGCCTTCCCGAAAAACGATAAGAACTGCATAAGATTCATGCAGGCCTGTCCCTACTTAGACTTCTGTAGTGCCTGGGCTAATCCGCTTCAGAGATGCGCAGTAGTACAAGATCGCTTTGTTCAGGATTATTGGGATCCTCGTAAGCGAGTAAGTAAAGATACCAAGCTTTTAACAATCAGAGGAAAGGAGGAAATCAATGATGGAGCTTAATGCCATAGAGGGGTTTTGGAAGCATCAGAAAGTAACAGAGCGCAATCCGAGATCGAATTGCAGAATGTGTCATGGTAAAGGCGCTAATGTTATCCAGCCAGGCCGTCGCTCTAAAGCAAGACCAAGGCAAAGGCAAATCGAGATATGCTGGTGTATTGTAAAGCATTTAAGCCGCTTTGAGATAGAAGCTCTTTACAATACATTAACAAAATATATCAAAGAGGAAAGATGGAAGGAGGTGAAGCAAGATGTTCATGAGAGGCACGACTCCACAACCGAAGAAGCTCAGGGAGATTCAGGGGTTTTGGAAGGATCAGACAGTAAATCCCAGTGCAGATTGTAAAGCCTGCAAGGGTATGGGCATTGGAACCAAGGGAGAATTGATAGCTATATGCGGATGTATTACTGACAAGTGTGCAACAGTTGGCCAGCTTAATAGAATACGAGAGAATCTTGCCAGATGGTATACAGGAGGTCCGCAACTACCTAAGACTGAGAAGATGAAGAAGGAGGAGGACAAGAAGAATGCCACAGGAAGCAAGCCCAGCGCTTGATGCGCTCCGTGCTAAGCTGGAAAATGTAAAGACGCTTTATCGAGCAGATGCTTCGAATGAAGCTCTACGCTGTCTCGTGATAGGAGATATTGGGACAGGTAAGACCCATCTTCTATCGACTTGCCGACTCCCACTTCTCATCCATAATTTCGATCCAGGTGGCACCAAGACTACAGTTATCAGAAAGCTAATTGAATGTGGAGATGCTCTGGTGACAAACTTTGTACGTGAGAAGTGGGAGGCTCCAACTCAGTTTAAGGCTTGGCAAAAGGAGGTCCAAGCACTGCAGAAACTTGATGCATTCAAGCACTTCGGCACCTATGCTATCGACAGTTTTACTCCTTGGCAAGATGCTATGATGCATCAGATTGTTAAGGAGCAGCGCCTTAAAGCCGAGGCCGGGGTTGGCAAAAGAAAACCAAGAACTGGGTGGACCCCTGAGATACAGGACTACCTTGAATGGATGTCCTGCTATCAGGATATGATCAGGGATCTATCAACCCTCCCATGTGACTTCATCATGACTGCCCATCTAATGCCGAACATAGATAAAAATGGAGCAGTTATAGATTATGACATAGCTGCTTACAATAAGTCTAGAAGTGCTGTGCCAGCCGCCTTTGATGAAGTATACATCCAGCTCCCTGTCTACCAAGCCAATCAGGTCAACTACAGAATGTTGACTCGGCACATTGGAGTCTATAAGGCTAAGACAAGAATTGGTGGGGGTGGAGTATTTGAGCTGTATGAACAACCGAACATCAAACGGCTGCTGAAGAAAGCAGGGCTTCCATACAAAGACAAGCCTAAATTGAAGGAAGTGTTGAGCTTGGGCCGCTAAAGAGCTCAGATTCAGTATAGTATCAGCCTTGGTAGAAGTAATGCTAATAAAGAGAGGAGGTGAGACAAGATGGGATTTTTAGACTTCAATGTAGGAGACGTTCCAGATATACAATTACTTGACGCCGGACAAGAGGTTACAGCTCGTATCCACAACCTAGAGCTTATCGCTAACAAAGCTGGAGATGGCAAGAATATTCATGTTACTCTTCTACTGCCAGAGCATCCGAATGCATCCTATATAGACACTTGGATGCCATGCCCAAAGGCGGAGGATGGCGAGAAGCAAGTCAATGACAAGAAGCGTCGAATCAAGACCTTCCAAGATTGTTTTGGACTCGACTTCGACAGTATGAACGACTGCTCGGAAGGTATTGGTTCAGAAGGATCAATCATCGTCGGGATTGAGAACGATGAGGTGCGGGGAGGCCAGCGCAATAGAGTTCTAAGGTGGGTAATTCCTGCCTAGTAGAAGAGGGGTTCGGCTGTAGGTGCCAGTATTGACTTCGCTGGGTAAATGCAGTCGGTGCCGGACAGCGGCCAAAGCACAGCCTGCAGCCACCCTTTTTCTAAAAGGTAGAAGGACAGTTGTAAAAGGAGGAAGAGGAATGTCGATTGAGCCGGTAGGCGACACAAGACTGAGTATCCCAATTCCAAGGGATATGTATGAGAACCTCGCTGAAATCTTCAGAGCTCTGCCTTACGGAGCACGCACCCAATTCTTTCGCAGAATATGCGAGGACATAATAGAGATCTACTGCGAGGATAAAACGCTAGGAAGGAAGTTCATTGTTGCTGTAGGCATGAGGGAACTTTCCTTATTAGACTTCTATTCTAAAATTGCAAGAGAAGAACAGGAATAAAAAATACATCAGTGCCTTGGTAAGAATAAAGGAGAAGAAAAGGATGAGATTGGATGATATGAAGCCAAGCTTCACATCCCTCTCTTATAAGGAGCAGATAGAGCTCATAAAATCTATAAGGAATTCTAGATTGATAAATAAACCTATGAGGGCTACGAACAAGGAGAGGGCTAAAGCCAAAGAGTCGGTCATGAACGCTATTAACGAAATGACCCCTGAGCAAGCTGCAAAGTTGCTGGCGGAGCTGAAGAAGGAAAATCAATAACAGGAGACTTAAGAAATGGAAATAGGGAAACCACTCAATGTCAACATAACGTCGATAACTATGGAAGGGCGTTACAGAGAGGATTATGGCGACCTTACAGATCTAATCCAGACCATAGAGTCGGTCGGGACGCTGATTCATCCAATCTGTATAATAGCTGACGAAGATGGCTATAAGCTATTAGCTGGTGGGCGACGACTGATGGCTTATAAGCAGATGGGCAAGGAGACAATTCCTGCTTATGTATTTGAGAGGGAGCTTGATGATCTAGAAATCAGATCTATTGAGCTGATTGAAAACATCCAGCGTAAAGATTTTACTTGGCAAGAAGAGCTGAACCTCAAGCGTGAGGTCCATAGGCTCCAGCAACAAATTTATGGCAAAGGGCTACCTGGGCCGACAGGAGCTGCTCAAGAGGGCGAGGGTGGTTGGACCCAAGCTAAGACTGCTATGTTATTAGGGGAAACAGGAGCGAATGTAAGCCGCGATCTCAAGCTGGCAGCTGCTACTGAACTGATTCCTGAATTAGCCACTTGCAAGACAAAA